AGCAAGACCCTGTGTACTTCATGAAGAAGTATTACACCATTCAACACCCCACTAAGGGTAATGACCTTTAATTTATATCCATTTCAGGAAAAGGTCTTAAGATTACTTCAGAAAAATGACTATTCAATTATCAATAAGTCAAGGCAGTTAGGTATTTCTACCTTAACTTCTGCCTTTTCTTTATGGATGATGCTATTTGAACAAGATAAAAACATTCTTGTACTTGCAACTACACAAGCTACTGCCAAAAATATGGTAACCAAGGTAAGGTTTGCTTATGATAACCTACCAACCTGGATGCAACTACCAGTATTGGAGCATAATAGATTAAGTTTAAGATTAAAAAATGGCTCACAAATTAAAGCTGTATCTGCAGCAACAGACTCAGCCAGATCTGAGGCAGTATCTCTACTTGTAATAGATGAAGCTGCATTTATTGATAGAATTGAAGACATCTTTACTGCAGCTCAACAAACATTAGCAACAGGAGGTAGATGTATTGCCCTATCTACACCTAATGGAGTAGGTAATTGGTTCCATAAGCAATATGTAAGAGCTCAAAACAGTGAAAACAACTTTCTCCCTATAAGTTTACCATGGACAGTACATCCAGAAAGAACTCAAGATTGGAGAGATCAACAGACTAAGGACCTAGGGCCAAGAGCAGCAGCTCAGGAATGTGACTGTGATTTTAGTTCATCAGGTAATACAGTAATTGAACCAGAAACTTTAAATTGGTATCAATTAGAAACTGTAAGAGAGCCAAAAGAGAGAACAGAAATGAATCAAGCTTACTGGATTTGGGACTATCCTGATCCAATGAAGACTTATATAGTAGTAGCTGATGTAGCTAGAGGAGATGGACAGGATTTCTCTGTGTTTCATGTCATGGAAGTTGAAACTATGATACAGGTAGCTGAATTCAAAGATCAACTATCAACAAAAGAATTTGCAAGAAGACTTGTCTCTGAAGCTATTAAGTGGAATAGTGCTTTACTTGCAGTAGAGAATGCTAATATTGGGTGGGATGTAGTAACTACTATTCAAGAGATAGGATATTCAAACCTGTACTATTCACCTAAATCAGAAGTAGTAGGTACTCAAATTGACCTTTATGTAGAGAGGTATGATAGAGGTGATGGAATGGTACCTGGTTTTGGTACAAACTCAAGAACAAGACCTCTTTTAATTAACAAGGCTAGATCTTTTATTGAAGAAAAAACTGTAGTCATTAGATCTCAAAGACTATTAGATGAATTAAGAGTGTTTATTTGGAAGGGTAGAGAAAATGCTGATGCAAGAGCACAAGCCCTTCAAGGATATAATGATGACTTGGTAATGGCTTGGTTTATAGGACTTTTTTTAAGAGATACAGCCATTAGATTTAGACAAACAGCTATGGATTTAACCTATGCTAGTTTAAACAGCTATAGTAAAACAGGAGCATCTAATGGAGGTTTTGAAGTCTATAATGGAGGTAACTACAGTAACCAGCAAAACCCATGGCAGATGCCAATAGGAAATGAACAAGAGAATCTTGGCTGGCTTTTATAACAAAGATATTTATTAGATATGGCAGAAGAACAAAAACAAGAACCACAAAGGAATTTATTCTCAACCCTCAAAAGGTTATTCTCTACAGATGTCATTATTAGAAATGATGGTGGAGAATTAAGGACTGTAGATGTAGATAATATTCAAGTGGATGGAGTACTGCAAACAAATGCATTAGTAGATCGCTTTAATCGCATTTATACAACTTCTACATCCTATGGAGTTAATTTAAATCTTGCACAAAACTACCAATCAGCTCGTGTTCAAATATATGCTGATTATGAAGCAATGGATACAGATCCAATTATTGCTTCAGCATTGGATATTATTGCAGATGAGTGTACACTTAAAAATGTACAAGGAGATGTCATACAGATTAGATCAGCAGATGAAAATATTCAAAAAATACTATATAGTCTTTTCTATGATGTTCTCAACATTGAGTTCCATCTTTGGTTTTGGATTAGGAATATGTGTAAGTATGGTGACTTCTTCCTTAAGCTAGAAGTAGCAGAGAAGTATGGAGTTTATAATGTGATCCCATTCTCAGCCTATAACATTGTAAGACTTGAAGGAACCAATCCAAAAAATCCATCAGAGGTAATTTTTAAGTATGATCCAACTGCTGCATTAGGTGCTACAGCTGGCTATTCTACCTCTTATCAAAATACAGACTTAGGTATTACTTTTTATAACTATGAGATGGCTCACCTAAGGCTTATTGGAGATATCAACTACTTACCTTATGGTAGATCTTATTTAGAACCAGGTCGCAAGTTGTACAAGCAATATGTCTTAATGGAAGATGCGATGATGGTACATAGACTGACTAGAGCCCCTCAAAGAAGAATTTTCTATGTAAATGTTGGAGCTATACCACCTAATGAGGTTGAGAACTACATGCAGAGAATGATCTCTAAGATGAAAAAAACTCCTCTTATTGATGGTAAAACTGGTCAATATAATTTGAACTATAATGTTCAGAATATGTTAGAAGATTTCTTTATTCCAGTAAGAGGTAATGATCAATCAACAAGGATAGAAAATGCTCCTCCTTTGGAGTATAATGGGATTGAGGATATTAACTACCTACTTAACAAACTATTTGCAGCATTGAAAATCCCTAAGGCTTTCTTGGGATATGAGAAGGATTTAACAGGTAAAGCTACACTTGCTGCTGAAGATATTAGGTTTGCAAGGACCATTGAAAGGATTCAGAGAATTGTTGTTAGTGAATTAACTAAAATAGCTTTAGTTCACCTATATGCACATGGATATGATGATGAATCTTTAACTAATTTTGATTTAACCTTAACTACTCCTTCTATTATTTATGAGCAAGAAAGAATTGCTCTTATGAAAGAGAAAATGGACTTAGCTACACAAATGATGGAAGCTAGTTTCTTACCTACAGACTGGATTTATGATAAATTATTCCACTTCTCTGAAGAAGAGTTTGATGAATATAGAGATTTAGTAGTAGAAGATAAGAAGAGAATGTTCAGAATGAAACAAATTGAAGAGGAAGGTAATGATCCTGCAGAATCAGGAACAGCCTATGGAACTCCACATCAAATAGCTTCTATGTATGGTGGATATGGATCTGCTCCTTTAAGTGGAGAGAATGTACCTCAAGGATATAATGAAAAGAATCCAGGGGAACCTACTAAATTACCAGGAAGACCAGAAGAGAAAGTATCTTTAATCAATACAGCAGAAGATCCTTTAGGAAGAGATAGAATGGGGGTTTATGACTTAAAATCAAAACCACAGTCTGGTGAGAGTAGCAGTACATTAAAGAATAAGTTTCATGGAGGGAGTCCACTATCTTTAAAAGAAGACTATACAAGGACAACAGCTGCTTATCTTCAAAATAAGAGTGCATTAGAGGCTTTTGGTAGAAAAAGAGTGAATTTATATAAAGAAGATAGTCAACTCCTTAATGAAGACCTTATAAAACCAGATTCAGACTTAATATAACCTGTAGATATTTATTAGTAAGCTAGATAGTAATGATAAAACATTCAAAATACCAGAATTCAGGAATTTTATTTGAACTTTTAGTCAGACAGGCGACTTCTGACTTAATGTCTAATGTAGATTCCAAAGCTGTCAAAATTTTTAAAAAGTACTTTACAGGTACAGAGTTAGGAAAAGAGTATAATTTATATAGTACTGTCTTAAACTCGCCAAAACTTAATGAAACTAAGGCTGAAATGCTAATCAACACTATTGTTGAACAGGCTAAGAAATTAGATAGAGATAAATTAGGCAGAGAAAAGTATAATTTGATTAAAGAGATTAGAAGTCACTATGATATTGATAATTTCTTTAAAGCAAAGATAGATACTTATAAGATTTATGCTTCTGTATACACTCTTATTGAGAATCAATTAAGTAAAGAGTTAAATAATACTAAACAGATCATTACTAATAAGTTAACTCTACTTGAACATATTACTAAAGAGACTTTAACTGAAAGAAAAGTAGCTTCTAAAGTAGTAGAAGAGTTCATGAAAGAGGATAAAGAGATTAGAATTTTAGCTTATAAGATCTTAGTAGAAAAATTCAATGATAAGTACTCTGGTCTATCAGTAGAACAAAGAGATTTACTAAGAGAATATATCAATAATGTTTCTGATACTGTAAAATTAAGGACTTACTTAAATACTAAGCTATTAGAAGCAAAGACTGAAATTTCAGCTATTAAAGAATCTACAGAAGATAAAGTACTTCAAATTAAATTAAATGAAGTTCTAAATTTCATTAAACCAATGAATCCAAATGAAGTAATTAAGGATGAAATACTCATTGGCCTAATGCAATATTCACAGCTTATACAAGAATTAAAAGCTCCTAAATAATGAATAATCAATTTGCTACACAATTTTTAAGAGAGGAAGCAGATGAATTTGATTCATTAAGAAGTATGTTATCTCAGCTAGGTGCAAGTGAAGATTCTATAGAATTACTTGTTAATGCAGTAGCTAAAGGACATTTAGAACCTTCAAAAGCTATAGAAATTATTAAGAGTACTGTAATGAGAGAGGATGGAGGAGCAGCAGCTCCTGCTGGAGGTTCAACTACAGGAGGGGGTGTTACAAATGGAGCTACATTTACACCAGGTAGTGGTGAGCAGTATGCTGCAGGCACTAGAAAAAAGAAATATCAAGAAGATGCTCCAATGTTAGCAGGAGGTAAAAAAGCTAACATTAGTACTTATACTCAAGATGGATTTACAAAAGCACCATCTGCTGAAGCTGCTGGAAAGAAGATGAAAAGTATTGATGTAAAAGAGCTTTGGGAAGAAGAACCTTTGAGTGAATCAAGGGCTTATTCAAGATTCAAAAAAGAAACTGCAGTAAGAAATAAACCAGATCAGCTACACCAAGCTGCTAAAATGATTCAAAATAAGTTAGAGGAAGTAGAAAAACTACTTGAATTTACTTCTCAAATGAGACAAGATTTATCAGAAGGTGAAGAAAGTGTAGAATATAAACATAATACCAAAAGGGTTTTTGAAAGAATTCATTCAAAGGTTGTTGAAGTTTATACAAAAGTTAAGGGGCTTAAGTAATGAAAAAATTAAAGTATCTAATAAGAGAGGGTGAAGTTCAAGTAATCAGTCCAACAGGGGATGATGACTTGTCAAAAGCTATTAGAGTCAGAGATACTATTAAACATAAAATCTACTCTCTTACATTAGAGGATGTACTTAAGAATCCATCTACTTTACAAAATTTAGAAAATAATATAGATCAAACAGATTCAGCTTTAAGAAAACTTTCTAATAAATTACTTGATACAGATCAAACAGACCTTGCTGATAAAATAGATGATTGTGGTACAGAATTGACTGCATTAGGTAATTTTGTTTATGCAGTAAGAGTAGCAGTAGAGAAAGTTGAAGAATCATATGATAATTTAGGTATTAAACTATAAAAATAAAGTATGGCAAAGGTTAAAGCAGCAGGATCAGCTAATAAAACCACATTTGGTAAAAGAAAAACAGGTTCTGCACAAAAGTCATTCAATAAGCATAATCCAAGGCCAAAAGCCTATAAGGGACAGGGAAGATGATAATAAACTATTTATTAGTATGAAGAATATTCAAAAACAATTTCAAGACCTTTTAGAAGGTAAGATGTCAAAACAAAATTTCATGCGCAATGTTCGCATGGAATTCCCTCAGTATGTATCTTCAGTAACATCTTATGATGATTCTATTAAAATATTAAAAGGTAAGAGAATCCTATCTGAAGCAGCAGCAGGTGTATATGGACATAACCCAAATGCAGAAACTCCACCTGCTCCAGGTATTGATCAATTAAATTACTATCAAGTATATCATGGTATTCAGTATGAATTAGCTAAGATGCCAGAGATTACTGATGAAGCTTATATCAAAGCTAGAAAGAAAGTAGTAGATACTATCTTAAAAGATCCTGATGCTTACAAAGAACTTCAATTAGCTAATTTTAAAGCTGTTAAAGCTATGGATCAGGATTTGAAGATGAAAGAAGTTAAGGAAGATAACAAGATTGATAAGCCTAATGGAATGAAAGTTATCAAAAAAGATATAAAAGGAAACACTGAAGATACTTTAGAAAAGAAAGAAAAGAAAAAAGCTAAAGTTCCTAAAGGTGTTGAAGTAATGACTCAAACTCCTAAAAAAGCTAAAGGTATTTCTAAAGTAATGGAAATTCCAGGTAAGGAGAAAGTACAAGCCCTCAAGGAAAACATCTTAAGAGAAATGACCAAAATCAATCCTACCTATGAACACTTTCATGTAGGGGCTAGGGTTAAAAAAAAAGATGATTCCTTAGTAGGTGAAATCACTGAATGGGATGGAGATACAGCTACAATAAAGACTGATGAAGGACAGGTTCATCATGTTCAAGGTAATGTATTAACTAAAAACTTAGATACAGCAAGTCCAGAAGATAAACCTTTTGTAAATCCAAAAGCCCATATTCCTGAAGATACAGAAAAAGTAGAAGAGAAGAAGGAAGATAGAGATAGTAGAATGAAAGCTTTAAAAGAGAAATTAATGAATGCTGTTAAAAAGGAATTGGAAGAGGACTTATATAAAGGGCCAGCAGGGGTACAATCTTTTAATCCTCAAGATCCATCAGATCAAAAGGTAATGCATGATCCACAATTTAACGCAAAATTTAAGAAGGTACCATAATGGAAAAACAAGTATTGTTAGAGTATTTAATATTCAAACCACTACCTCAACAGTTAAATGAGGTTAGAGCAAATCCAAGAGCCCCTTTCTTAGTATCAGGTAAAATACAGGCTGCTGATAAGCCAAATGCTAATAAAAGAATCTATGATTTTAATACTCTACAGATACAAGTAGCATTGTATGTAGAAGGTCCAGTAGCAGAAAAAAGAGCTTTAGGAGAATTAGATCATCCCGAAACTTCTGTAATCAATTTAAAGAATGTTTGCCATAACATCACAAGGATGTGGTGGGAAGATAAAGACTTGTATGGAGAGTTTGAGATCCTTGATACTCCCTCAGGGAACATACTAAAAGAACTATTTCTAGCTGGTATTAATGTAGGAGTTTCATCTAGGGCAATGGGGTCTGTAACACCAATAGGCGAAGGCCTTGTTCAAGTAGGTGAAGACTTGGAGCTAATAGGATGGGACTTTGTTTCTACCCCAAGTACTTACGGCGCCTATACACACATGACTCCTGAAACTAGACTAGCAAATGGGCTTAGAGAAAGTTACACACCGGAAGTTAGTACTAAACAAGACTCGGTTAATAGATTAATTTCAGACATTATCTGCACACAATCTGGTATTTGCTGCATTAAATAAAATAAGAATTTTGAAATAAAGGACTCCTTCTCAGGGAGTCTTTGCTATTTATGATAGTATACCATCCTAATATGGTATCTTATTATCTTATTACACTTTTATTGCCATTACTTAATAGGCAATCCCCAAACAACATTATAAAAAATGGAAAGTAATCAAGAACTGTTCAGACAGGCTATCTTGGATGCTAAAGCAGTACGTGAGACATCTCTAGCAACAGCTAGAAATACTCTTGCAGAACACTTTGAACCTCTAGTTAAATCTATGTTTAAAGAGACTGTTGAAGGTATGGAAGAAGCTGAACAAGCAGACATTAAAAAGACTCAACACATGAAACACATCCACGAAGAGGATATGGAAGAGTCGACATTAGACGAAATCTTAGCAGAGTTAGATGCTCTATCAGAAGATTCAGAAGGTGAAGGAAGCCTTGAAGAAGGCCAAGTAACTACAACTGCTGGATATGATGAAAAGGCTCACACTGAAAAAGGTGACGTAAATGGTAGTTACAGCGAGAAAGCTAAAGCTACTAAAGGCAACACAAATGGCAGTTACAGCGAAAAGGCAAAAAGCTCTATTCACGAAGGTGAAGAAGATGACGACACTGAAAAAGATGACGTTGATGCTGATGCTGATGACAAAGCTGAAGAAGCTGGCGAAGATCTAACTAAGGGTATTGAAGGTGGTGAAGATCTAAACAAACAAGAAATAGTGGATATTACTGTAGGTGAATTGAAGGACATTATTCGTGATGTATTCATGCAACTAAATCCACAGGCTCCTGCTGCTTTAGATGCTGACACAGATTTATCTGCTGACTTAGGTATGGACGGCGACGACGAAATGCCTGATGGTGACGATGAAGCAGAAATTTCACTAGATGAGATTTTAGCTGAATTAGAAGCTGAGGAAGGTTTAAAAGAAGATGCTACTCCTGGAAAAATTCCTGGAGGAACTAATGTTGCTGCTACAAAAGTTCATCAAGAACTTGACGAAGCTATAAGAACTATTAAGGCTCTTAAAGGTGAGTTGAATGAAATCAACTTATTCAACGCTAAGTTAATGTATGTGAACAAAATCTTTAAGGCTAAAAACCTTTCTGAATCACAAAAAACAAAAGTTGTTAACGCATTTGACAGATCAACATCTGTTAAAGAAGTTGAAAACACTTACAGAACCTTATTAGAATCAGTTACTGTAGAAACTAAAAAATCTTCATTAAAAGAATCTGTAGGTTTTGCATCAAAACCAATTGGTAATGCACCAGCTAGACCAATTGTAGAAGCTGACGCATTTGTAACAAGATGGCAGCAACTTGCTGGAATTAAATAAAAAATAAAACACATTTAGAAATGTCAAATTTAGTACAATCTTTATTAGAAAGCGCTAACCCATACCAAGATCAATTGGGTGTTAGTCAAAGACTTACTAAGAAGTGGGCAAAATCAGGTTTGTTAGAAGGTCTTAAAGATTACGACCGCAACAACATGTCTACTATCTTAGAAAACCAAGCCAAGCAATTGGTTATGGAGCAATCATCAACTGGTGGTAACGTTACAAACGGTGCTACTTTTACTCCAGGTAATGGTGAACAATGGGCTGGTGTAGCTTTACCGTTAGTTCGTAAGATCTTCGGTCAAAT